TCTAAATTCTTGAACAGTTTTGCTTATATTACCTATTGCCATCGAATAACTCTTTTTCTGTTAAAATTACAAATTTCCAAGAATGTTTATCGCAAAACTCTTTAGCAGCTTGCCACTTTGTAGTATTTATAGCATAAGTTATATTTTCATTTATGAGAGACTTTTTAGACTTTCGTTTGCCGACTTTTGGTTCTTTTGTTTGTTTATATGGTTTAATCTCTACAACCAATGTTTCTATAGTCCCCATTTTGTTTTTCTTTTCTACTATAAAGTCTGGAAGATATATGTGGACTTCATTATCTATCGGACTTAGATATGGTATTCTTAGGGTTTCAAACGACCATTTGATAATATTTACATTTTCATCTAAAAATTTACAAAATTTTCGTTCCCATAATGAGCGACAAATTATTTTATCGTGGTCACCTATATATTTTGTAGGTTTTTTTGGTAGAAATTTGGTTTTATACGGCATAAAATTATTTAGGGATACAAATGGGACAGTTTATTTTAGAAAACAAATTTTCAGTCTTGGAGAGCAATAAGAGACTGGTATATCCTATTGAGGAATCTGTCCGAAGTGCAATTCCTCTTTGGATGAAGTTTTATTGCTATGAATATTCAAATACTGTTTTGGGTAGAGCTGGAATGAAAAAATCATCAAACGGTGACAGTTCCGCAATACCAGGGTTGATGGCGAAAGAAAAAGCACAAATATTTCTTCCAGCACCTGTTAATTTTCAAACTCAGACATTACATAATTATGTTCCAGGACAAACTGATGCTAGGAATGTAATTCCAGATAATATTATAGGATCTTCAGTCACTGGCATTATGGACATGATTTTGGACAAATTTGGCATTGATAAAGACAAGGCCGCGGCCGCCGCGGCCCGCGTTAGGGAGATCGCAAAAAATCTAGAGAAGGGGTTGAGTATTAGTGGATTTGCTTCTGATATGAGCTTTGATATTCTTGATGCTGTATATGTTGGTAATGGTCCTTCTAGAAGTTATGAAATAAGAATGACTCTTCCATGTTTTACTACTGCCGATTCTAAAGCAGCAGGAGCAATTGTACGAGCATTTGAAGCATTATCCTTGCCAACCGCTAGAGCATTGGGATTTACAGTATTATCAAAATCTTATCATCCACCGTTATGGATATTTGGAATAGGGCCAGGAGATGAGTATAAATTTGATCCAGAATGGTCTGGTCAACCTCAAGTTTGTGTTCTCAAAGGTGTAGCACATAAGAAAACAGCATTTGAAACAAATTCTCTAGCGGCGGTTGGTAATGGAACCGATTTAAAACCTGTCGCATACTCACTTACTCTTTCATTCCAGGAATTAGAACCAGCATTCAGATTTACAACTCCTGGATCTCAAACATCAACACAAATTACAAATCGTTCTGGTATTCTTATGACTACAGGATCAAATGTAGGTGTAAGGAAATCTTAATATGTTATTTAACAAATATCCTCAACTGACATACAAGTTTGGAAATAAAGATATTCAGGTAGTGGATATCTTTAAAAACATATCATTTTCAAATGTGGATACAAGTTATGCGTTTCAAGACTATTACATTGAAGATGGTGAAACTCCAGAATCGGTAGCAATCAAACTTTATGGATCTTCCAATTTATCCTGGTTGATCCTGCTTGTAAATAACTTTACAAGATTACAGGACGACTGGTTTGTTTCTCAATTAGAATATCTTGGTCAACAAGAATCAAAATTTGGTGGTAACGCATATTATATACCAGCACTTCCAAATCTAAAGATAGGAGATATCCTGGTAAGAGTAACTGGAACAGCAGGAACTGCTGCAACATCTGTTGACTCAACATCATATTTCCATGTGTCAGACTATGATCCATATTTTAGAAAAATAAGAGGAATATGTGGTGGCACTGGAAGCATATCCAAAGGAGATCTTGTACTGATTGCTAGACAAAATCCAGAAAATGGAACAGTATCTCCCATATACTTCAACAATCAAGGCGATCCTTCACAACTTACTAACTATACAAATATTCTTTATAAGGAATCATATAATAAAAGTGTTCTTTATTTCTATGATTCATACAGTGTCATACTAGATCCGTATAGATTTTCTATATCTGGTAGAACATCCATTAATTCTAATACAACATATTTGAATACAACAGATACCACCACTGAGAATAACTTTGCTTTGTGTTTATTATATCGTTATGGTATATGTGGAGGAACAATGCCAGTGGGTGTTCTAAAGAAGACCGTGGGTGAAGACGAATTTGCTAAATACATTAACAAGCAAAAAATAAAGGTATTAAAATCAGAGCATATCGCAAATGTTCTGAGTGTCATAGAAAGTGCTATAGAAACTGACACCGTGTCTAAAACATTCATAATAGAAATATAAAATATGCCAAGTTTTCCTAAAGATCTAGAAAATCAAACAAATACAGCGCAGATGTCATCAGCTACATCTGCACAAGATTCCATTTTATATCCAAATGAATCTAGAATAGAATCCTTAGTACTTTCCAAAAAAGACAAAAGTGGTAAAGACATTGTGTTTCAACTATTACCATGGACTGGTTCTCAGGTTGTTCTTCGTCCCCCATTGTCCCATATTTCATTCACAGAATCAATACCAAATAATTGTATATTTGGAAGTATGGTTGTATATGATGATAGAAATTGGATTGATGAGTTTAGATTTACTGGAAGCGAACAAGTTGAAATTAAATTCAAGATTGGTCCAAAAAAAGAAAATGATGAATCTAAGGATTCCGATAAACTTATAACTCTTAAGTTTCAGATCTACAACGCCAAATCAATATCAGACGAAACAGATTTCACTCAGACAAATACATTAGATGAAAGATTAAGTGTTTGGAAACTTGAATTTGTAAGTTCTGATGTGTTCTATAACACATATTTTTCTAAAATTCAAGATCAGTATAATGATACCACATTTGTTGGTCGTATATCTACTGGATATACGGGGGACATTAGTGCTAGTCCAAATATAGAGGATAGAATAGAAAAAATAGGATATATTGATACCTTATTTAAACAGTTGAAGTTTAAAGTAAATTCAGTTGATTCATCCACCAATTATATTTGGTGGAAACCGCACAATTTATCATACCCCTTCATGAAGTCCCAGGGAAGATTAAAGTTGTTGCCTCTTTTGAATTATATTGCTAATTTTAGTTGTAACGATAAAGATAAAACTGTGGATTATGTTGTATGGGAAGATAGAGATGGCTGGAATTTTAGATCCATCTATACAATGGTAAAAGATGAAAAGGCAGTAGATGGATTTACAATAACATCAGATTTGACAAATCCTAATAGAATACTTGGATTTCAGGTGATCAGTGAATATAATATTGAAAATCTTTTAGAAAATGGTGCATTATTTTCTAACTATATGAGAGAAAATCCATTTTATTCTCCTCATGCCAGCAAGTCGCAATTTACCAACTATAATGGATTTGTACAGAGATATGAAAATACAGGATTTGAAAGTCCAATTTTTAATATGGATGTAGGCCTTCAATTTCCTCAACATGACATTTTATATAATTATTTTCATGGTAAAGACTCAAAACCTTTAACAAAAATTGAAAACTATCCTCTAGTTTCTAAATCCAATTTAGACAACATTTTCACAGAAGTAACTCAATATACCTCAGATGGTGCTGGAGATGATACATCATCTTTTTTATCCTTTGAAGTAAATGATAATGTTTATGGATTTATGGATAAATCCATTAGATTGAATAATCCATATTCAGGAAATTCGTGGAACCAATATGGAGATAATTATATTCCAGACTTGCCATTCAGCGATATCGCTTATGTTCCACAGTTTGACATAACCAATTCGTATGAAACGGGAGATGGCAAAGACTTAATCAACTATTATCATTATGTTAGAAAACCACTATTAGAGAAAAGATCAGAGTATAAAAGACTCAAAGATATTAAACGCAAATGGGAAGTATATCGTTGTACCATTTGTTGTCATGAAAATGGTGCTTTAGGTTCAACTGCTGACATTGCGATTCTACAAAATCCAGGAGGCGCAACAGGAATTACATATTCTTTATTGTTTGGTCCAACTGGAATCTACGCATCCAAAGATGACACTTATAAGGTTATTGCTGCTGGATCCTTTACCGATACTCTGAATTATCAAGCAGGAAATACTTTCTACCAAAGAGGATTAACCTATTCATACGATCTCACTAAAGCACCTTACAATGAAACTCTGGGTCAGTTCTTTAATCTAACTGGACCAACTGCTCCAGAAGCATACACTAAATTTGTAATTGATAGAGCAACTCAACAATATGATATTATCATTTCAAAATTTGAAGAACGCAAAACTGATCTTGAGGAGTTTGTTAATACAAATGTTAATCGCTATAAGAAAACTGCCGATGAGGTATTTGCTTCGGTTCAAATCACTAAAGTGGGAGATCCACAACGAGATCTTGTCGCTCCACAATCACGCCCAATAGATTTACTACAAGGAATATCAAACCGATTCATGGGAGATGCTATAATCGGAGAACAACTTACTGATTGGCCAATCACTTCATATGAATTTGGAATGGTTCCACATTCCAAGGTTGGAGTGAACACAGGAGTTGCTCAAGTAGCATTTGGCGATGATCCAAATCCCGAATTGCGATCAACAATAAGATTTAGAAGTCTTGAGGGTGGACCAGCTGGTGGTAATAACAATTGTAATGGATATGATCGGTGGTGTAATTGTTGTTCTGGAGGAATCCGAACTAGTGATTTCATTTGTATTGAATTTACAGATACTAATGCTGATTTGGAAGAACGACTCAATGCAGCACAACAAGCTTGCAAAAATAGAGATCCATGTAACTGCGTTTGGACAGATGTCGACCTTGCTGGAACTGAGTGTACGGTACAAGAACCTCATGTACCAGTACCTGGTGATCTCCGTGACTGTATTCCTATACCACCAAATGAAAATGGATGTCAAGATAATACTGTTCCTTGTTGTTTCACTGCGGACAATGAACCTGGATCGTTTTGTTTCTGTCTGGATCCTGTTATATGTGAAGCAATACAAGGATCTCAAGTAGATAATTGTTCCCTTTGTTTGGAAGGTGGACCTAGTGGTGGACCTAGTGGTGGACCTAGCGGACCTGGTGGACCTAGTGGTGGCGATGGCGACAATGATATTATTGTAATTATCATTCAGGGAAATACTGGCCCAACTGGTCCAACTGGTCCTACTGGTCCAAGTGCTCTTCCAACAGAAAAAGATGTAATTTACATTCCAGTAGATTCTTTAAAAGAATGTTCTAATGATAAAATAATTCGTGGATTTATCAAGCACACAACAAAGGAAGCAGTTGGGGTATACAATCAAATATATGTCTATGCTGCGCCATACCTCTGGGATGAACAAGTCAGCGATTGGTCATTCTACGATTATGGTACAGAATCTGGTTTGATTCCTGGTGTTGTAGATCCCGAAATTAAAGAAAATACACAAAATTGTCTTGCATCTTCAGGTTGCTATAATACCACATGCTTGAGTTCCGTCGCACTTGAAGTGTTGAGAAGAACATGTGTAGCAGAAATACAATTATTAAGTGTAGAACTTGAAATAATGAAACAACTTAAGGAAAAAATTCAATTTGAGTATAAGAGTGCATGGATCAAGAACTACGCTGAATGGCATACAAGAAATTCATTCTTCTTCTCCAAGAATCCTGGTTCCTCTATCTTCAAATCAGAAGTAAAAGAAACTGTTTCTTCTCCACTTTCGCTTCAAAATATAAAATCCATAACTCGTAAGGAAATTCGTGGAAGTAGATATGAACTTCTTTCTAATAAGATTGGCATAACTGGAGCATCTGCTGGTCAATGGTTATATAAGATTTTCTTTGGTGGACAAAGTGGATCCACTGCTCATCCATATTATAGTCAAAAATATAAGGAAGAGTCATTTATAACATCTAGAAAACCACATTCTTGGTTTGGATTTACCGATGCAGATGGAACTGATGATAAAACTTTCTTTATTGATGGTGGAGAATTTACATACGAAGGACAACCTGTAGATTCTAGTCCCGATTATCGTGGAGAGGAATATCGCGAACAGGGAGCAATTCATATTGGATCAAATGATTTACAAGATCTGACAAAAATAAGTTCAGAAGCAAATCCAATTTTTCCTCTTGGTTATGCGCAATCAGATTTGAGCAAGGAAGGTGGAGCAGCATCAATACTTTCTATTGAAGATCTCAAGAAGTATAGAAATACATTCAACTTTTATCAAACTGGAGCAACAAGCACACCACCCAATATAAAGAAGGAACAAATTTCTTCTTATGTTAGAATTGAATTTGCAACTCCAATTGGATTGGATAGAATCAAAGATTTTCCAAATGGATTTGTACGAGATGCTGGTGTTGAATATTTCTTACCATATCTTGTAAGTTTGACGGTTGGACCATTAGGAAGACAAGCACCAAAATACAATGTTGCTGTAATTGGAATGGATCCTTTTGGATTTGATGTTGCGGTAAAGAAGATTAAAGATGATCTTCCAACAAATAGAAAACTACAAGGAATAGATAAAGGTAATTATTATGATTGGTGGAATCATGATACTGGATCTGTACTATCAAAAGCAAATTACTTAACATCAGATTATAATGGAATGGATCTATGGCCAGAAGCAGGATTTGAAACAGAATTCCCATATTATTCATTTGATCCAACCGAAGACGATTTACATGGTGGTGGACCAGATATGGATTTTCATATGGGTGGTGGATATAACTTTGAAAATGGTTCCCAAAACTGGATGGAATCGTTATATCATTATGGAATGAGTAGCGGTAAACAATTTGATCCATTGTATAGAACTTCTGTTGTTGGATCATATATTCTTCCAAACAGTTATAGAAAATTGAAACCACATCGTTCTTGGTGGTCATTGTTTGTTCCTAGAAATCTCTTTATTCCAATACGCTTTGCCAATATTCTCAAATCTCCAAATACAAAAGCAAGAGACATGTTTGGTGGAAGAGGAATATTTACAATTTCCCCAAATTATTGGAGAACTTGGTATGGAAATGAATTTGCAAGTTGGATAAATCCAGATAAGATAAATTTAAAATCTTTAGTAACCGAAAAGGCTCCAGATTTGAATTTCCTTATAGATGATCATGATGTGGTCGCGGGTGAAGTTCAAAAAACCTATATTTCTGCCCACAAAGATCCAAATGTACATGGTTCTGGGTATTTTAGAGATTCGTTGATGTATTATCTGGCAGGAAATTATAATCTATACAGACCAGGATTAGTCAAGACTGAACTATGGCAATGGGATTTGAGTGGAGAAAGTGATTATGGATTGATCACTCCACCAGTAGATACTGAATATGAACCATTTGACCGAAACTTCTCTGTACAGTTTGTGGTTCATGGTAAGGGAATCCGAACATGTAAAGATATTGGATTGGAATGCGTGAATCCAAGTGCCATTCAAAATGGTCCTGTTCTTTCTGCTAGTGGATGTACTGCAAGTCCATATTGTAATTGCCCAGCGCAGTATAATATACCAATAGAAGCAGAACCAACATATCTTGAAATTCAAAAATTATATAATGAAATAAATGAATGCGCCCTGATAGAAAATGTAATGGGTAAAGATTACTTAGGTTGCGATTATAAAGATCCAAATTTACATTGTAGTTGTAATTGCCCAGAGCAAGGAAAACTTTATAATTCGTTTAATGCTATGACCAAAACATATGCAACTTTCTGGAACACTCCACCAGGAGTTCCTCTACAACGAAATGCGGAAATGGTACAATTAGAATCGCAAAAATTAAGACTAAAGATATATCCAAATCCAAAGGTTAAAATTGGAAAGATTGTGGAGATATTTGATATAAATGACATACCAGAAAATACCAAATACAAATATAAATCAATTTCTGGAAGATGGATGGTATATGAAATTTTCCACAGAATGACTCCTTCTTCATATTCTATGGAAATTATATTGGTTAGAGATTCACTACCGTTTGATCCAGAGGAAGCACAAGCACCTACAAAAATATTGGACGCTAATAATTAATAAATAATAATATGATTAGTACCAGACCAAATTATACAGATTTACCATTTTTTCTTTCAAAAAATGCATTTACTGGAGACTTAAATACAGTAAAGGATCTTTCCGCAATTCGGCAAGCTCTTAAAAATTTGGTTATGAGTGATAATGGAGAAAGACCATTTAATTATGATTTTGGTTGTGGATTTTATAAAACTATTTTTGAAAACTATACAATGGAACTTATGATGGATATTCAACAAAAAGTATCCAGCAATATACGAATGTTTGAGCAAAGAGTGATTATCAATAATATAAGAGTTGTTGATGCCCCAAAGCAAAATGCAATAAATGTTTATATTGATTTTGGTCTGCCAGATGTTAATATTCAAGACACAATAAGTATAGCACTAACAAGGACAAGATAATGGCAACAAATAGCAACACACCAACAACACTTGGAAGTCTTGAGTTTTCCGAGATTAAGAAAAATCTAACAAGTTATTTGAAGAACCAATCTGTATTTTCTGGATATAATTTTGAAGGAAGTGCGTTACAGTCTGTCATTGATTTATTGGCATATAATACTTTTTATTATGCGTATTATGCCAACATGATCAATGCGGAAGCATTTTTAGACAGTGCTCAAAAAGAAGATTCTATAATTTCTCTTTGTAAACCTCTTGGATATACAGTTCCTGCTAGAACTTCCTCACGCGCATCTATACTTGTTTCTGGATTGTCTGGAGTAAATACAATTGCATCAGGAACTGTATTCCGTGTTTCAGATTCTAATGGAACTTCATATAACTTCTACACCTTAGAGGATATTCCAGTAGTAGATGGTCTTGCTTCTGCTTTTAATGTATATGAAGGAATAAATTATATTTCATTTGATGCTCTTGCAAATTTTGACTATGAAAATCAAAAAATAGCAATTGCTGCTACAACTGTAGATCTTGATACTGTTCAAGTTACAACAACAGATGAACTTGGAGTTGTTCAAGTCTGGAGCAAAGTAGGAAATATTGGATATACTTCCAGAATAAATGAAAATATCTACTTTATAGAAAGAACAAGTACTGGATTTGCGATTCTATTTGGATCCGTGAATTCAGTTGGAAAATCAATAGATTCTACCATAGAAAAATTAAATGTTCGTTACTTGACCTGCAATGGTTCTGCTCCGAATAGTCTTTCTGCATTTTCTTCCCCAACACTCAATGGTGTTGTTCAAGCGGTAAGTCAATCTTTTGGTGGTAAATCAAATCCAGATCTTGATGAAGTTCGTTTTATTGCTCCAAAATGGTTTGCTGCTCAAGAACGAGCAGTCACAGTCAATGACTATAAAGCATTGCTTCTACAATCTGGGTATTTTGATTCTGATCAACAATTTAATGTATTTGGTGGTCAAGATCTGATACCACCAAAATATGGAAGAGTATTTATCAGCGCAAATCTACAAGTTGGAAATGAAGGCGATGATGAAAAAATAAGAGACATCATGAGTTTTCTCAAGGAGCGTAGCGTAATTACAATCTTCCCTGAATATGTAATAACTGAAGCATTAAATGTATATACTGATTTCTTCTTTGGATTAGGACCAAGCACGACAAACGACGCAAAGACACGAAGCAGTTTATTGGGATCGATTAAATCTTTATTCAAAGCAAACTACAGTGTAACTGGAAAATTCAATGTTTCATTTAGCGCATCGGATTTCATCTCTTTATTGAGAGGAAACTCAAGTACAGATATAAGCAACATTATTATTTCTCCTGATAATTTTACAAATTATGTAAGAGAGACTTTAGTTGCAGATAAAGAATATCTGTTTAACTTGGGAAATGAATTATATCTTCAACCAGGCGCTCCTGTGAATATCACGGAACCATTTGATACAGCACTGAACGCAGCTGCAGCTGGAACTAAATCCGTGCTAAAAATGTCAGTAAGTTCAAATTCATCCAAAAACAATAAAACAAATCTTCAGTTATATCACATAAATCAAACAACTGGAGAAGAAACTTTTGTTCCTGGAGATTATGGATATTTTATAGCAAACCAAGGTGTCATATCAATCAATAAAGGTTTGATATTAACAACAGCAATAATGAATGTCGTATTCGCGAAAAAGAGTTTTAATATAAAGTTCAATAACTTAGTAACTTTTGATTATAATACGGTAGCAATAGTCTAATGTTATCATCCTCACTAAACAAAAAAGTAGTAACTGTAGATAATAGTCTTGCTAGATTGTATGACACAATCAGTGAACTGAATTCTACTTTATTTAATAGTGTTTGTCCAACGAATCACGATATAACTAATCAAATACCATTGTGGGTTATATTTGAAAAAGAAAATAGAATATCTAATGGCAATAGTGGATTAAATCTTTATGATTTCCTTCAAAAATATTATGATTGGTTATATTGTGATGAAACTGCTGGAGCACAATATGAATTGTCCAAAAGATTATTAGATATAGTTGATGTTGAAAAAACTAGGAGTAAGTTTCTAGAGCGTTTAGCAGGTATATACGCAACTGGATTTGATGTAAATTCTCTAGAATCGTATGGTGGTCTGGTTCGCGAAGAAAACTTAAGAAAATTCATAAAAGGAATCAGAAGAACATTCTATCACAAGAAAACGACTGAAGATGGTATTCGTTATTTCTTTCAGACTCTATATGGAGTTGATGAAGAAGACATACAGATACAGGTTCCAAAAGAATTTATACTCAGACTGAATGGTGGAAAATTCTCAGATCCTAATTTTCTTTTCTCTGGTCAAACTGGAGGGTATACTGCTACAAATGCCTTAAGTGGAAGTTATCTCAATGGATCGCGGTTACAAGATGGAAATTGGATTCAAGATTGGTCATATCTACTGAAGGTTGGAATTTCCTCCTCCAAGTATAAACAAAATTATCTTGATATCGCTCATCCTGCTGGATTAAAAGTAGTTTTTGAAAAAACACTCGCAGATTATCAAGGTCCAACATTTGACGATAATGTTGCTACAATTTGCGATTCCGCGTATCTTAGAAATTATGCTCCGTATGGAATTTCTTTCAATTATTCATCATCTGGAGCAACATCATCAAATACTTACTGGTCTACTGTCTCTGGATTGACACTCATAGGTCTTGCTAGAAATACTGGTTGCTGTGGGGCAAGTTATTCTGGGTTCACTGGAACTAGCCATGTATTTCCAAACTGGTCTGGGCAATATTCTACAAGTAATTTTAAGGACATATATATCAGCACAATGTTTGAATTGTGCTATCCGACAGAATCTGGGGGATCTCCGAATTCTGGGTATGTTTGTAGTTAATTAGGAATTAAAATGAGCACTAAAAGCATAAATGTTAAAAACTTTGTAAAAGACGCTGGAGTAAAAAACCAACTCTTTGTCTTTGCTGGGTATAATCCAAATGTTTCGGTTTCTGAAGCAAATCAGAGTTCTATTGATCTTTGGAATTATTCTGATTTTTCTGTTCGTATTGGTAAACCAAATGTAATGCCCGTTGTGCCAAATGTAAAATGGAGTCAATCAAAACCATATACGCCATGGTCATCAGTCAACCCAAACTCTGGTAATTTTTATGCTTTAAATGAACAAAATGGATATGTGTATCTGTGTGTCAGTGACAATTTATCAAATCGTACAGATCATAATGGAACCGTGGTTTCTAATATAAGACCAACCCACTCAGCAGGAATTGAAAGATATTCTGATGGATTTGCGTGGAAACCCTTATATAAGATCACTCCTTCTTTGGAAAAATTTGTATCAAATTCGTGGTTGCCAGTTGTGTCTTTTGAATTTTTTGATTCTACATCTCAAGACACATTTGGAAGATTGACAAAAACATTTTGCAGTCCTGCTACACCTACCGATATAGGTCAATGCGCAATCTATGCAAAGATCGCCTTGAATCAAGATGATGATGCAACAGTCACGGAATATGAAAAGGGAGACTTATTTTGTACGGCAAAAGATTTGTCATGCGCTCAATGTTATTATTTAACGGCAAATGACGATAAATATGAATCTGTATACTACGAAGATGGCGAAACAGTCCCACAAACGAAACAAATACTTGACAATTATGATTTAATTTCATCGTATATTGATACGGGGGAAATAAGTCCATCTTCTCCTTATTATTATTTGTATCAAATAAATGCTAATGACAATTTAAATGAAGGTGGTGTTGTATCTGCCTTTATTGATCTTTCTGGATTTAGTACATCTCAATTAATTACAACATCTTCAAATCCAGAATTTGCAATTACTAGTAATAGTGGGTATGGCGCACGCATTAGATTACGCACCACCATCAATAATGGTTCATACATCATATCTGGAATTGAAGTATTGGAAGGTGGGTATTACTATAAAGATATTACTTTAGAAATGGATCCAAATAGCATTTCAATTGATTCTGATATGTTGGTTTCTGCCATACAAGTTAATCTAGACACAATAGATGGTTTAGGATTTGATCCAGTTGATGTATTGAACGCACAACATGTAATGGTAGATGCTAGAATAGAAAAGAAAACAATAAATGATGCAACAAGTATTATACTTCCAGATAAATTGAATTTTTTTGGTCTTGTTCAAAATCCATCATCTACAGTTGGAACAAATATAATCACATCTGGATCTAATAAAAATCAAAAGTTAGATATTGTCTACAGAACAACTATATTGGCAGAAGTATCTACAGACACATCAATAACTCTTCCAACAACAGATAACATATACAACACGCAGGGAGTAAATTCAACAAATCCCAGTGTAACCTCAAGTACAACAAATGGTGTTTTTATTGGTGGTGTAGGAGGTATCAATGAAGGTGGAGTGGCATCTTTTTATATCGCAAGCGAATTAAAAAATGTAGCATATGCTAAAGCAAATTCATTGGTTGGAGTCACCCTGGCAAATAATGTAACTATTACGGCAGTATACCAACAACCAGAATTTATTCAATATACTGGTAAAATTCTGTCAGTTAAGAAACTAAATACAGATCTGCCAATAAGTGATGTGGATTCTGTAATTATTCGTATAAATATGATAAAGGGAATGTAACATGCCACAAAGTCCTCTAGGTTCAGATTTACCCCTAAGCGGTTCACCATACCACAGTAGAGTATCTTTACACTATGGAAGTGAAGATAAGAATTACTATATGGTGGCATTTACCCCTGGATACGCTTTACAAGCATCAGAACTCAATGAAGTTCAAGAATTATTCTTTCTGAATCAAAATCTAACGCAAAGAATGAATAGTAATTGGTCCGCAACTGGTTACAGTGATCCATTTTGGGAAGGGTTGATTCCACTACAATCAAATGGATGTACAGCATCTACTCCAATTATCGCTCCCAGTATAGGCACTGGTGTTAATAATGCAACTACAAATGTGACTTTTAATGCTGGTTGGTATCTTTGGACAGAATATTCAAGCAAATTGAGTTTTTGGATATATTTAAGTAGTACATTACGAAGAACAGTAGAAACTACTGCTGCGAGTGGAGTAGGTACATTTTATATTGGTCTTGATGGATCAACCAATCAAATAAACTGCTGCCCATCAGCAGAATGCTCAGATACTCAAGATCCAACACTTAGAGACAATTCTAGAGATGGAAGCACCAGTAATTCTTACTTTACTTGTGGTGCTGCAAGATTGGGAATAACTTTTGGATCAACTCCAGAAATACGAAATGCGATTGCTTCTAATTTTTATCCAATATTTAAATTTAGCATAAATGGTGCTACGGCAACAGTCAAATTCATGGACGATCAACAAGTTTCAACCTAAGCGGATTAACTACAAATGGCATTTAATACTAGTATTTCAAATTTAACGGGAACTTCTACCTTTTACGATTGGTATCAAAAAGAAAATAATGAAATTATTTCAAAATTAAATCTTGCCCAAATCTCAAGTATTACTGGTGGAGATGGTATTCTTGTTGGGTTAAGCGCATCTAGTGGTCTTGCTACTCTTTCCATTGGTGGAACATCTGGAAATATAGCAGCAGGATTAACTTTTAGTGGTTCAATTTCTTTCTTAGGTGAAACAGTATTTCCAAATATTTCCTATAAAATTACAGGAGTTACTACAGGAACTTCTGGATACACTTTTGGTAACATAGTCAGAATCACATCAACTGGTTATACTCTCGCAAAGGCAAACGGTGCAGATAGTGCTGAAGTTGTGGGTGTGATTTCTTCAATGAATCCATCGTATTCTGTAGTTTCTCTTTCTGGTAAGATAGATGGAAACTTTACCACCGTTGCTGGTGGAACTCTATCCCCAGGTTGTGTATATTTCTTGGATGGTCAAACTGCTGGATTCCTAACAACCACGGAACCAAATACAATTGGATATGTTTCAAAACCAGTCATGATTGGTATCGGCGAAACAGCAGGAATGATTGTTCAGTATCGTGGAAACTTTTTAAATGCAACATCTTCTGGATCTGGTCTTTCTGGGTCAAATATCATTTATGTTGCATTTCCAAAAAGTCCAGATCCAACACTTCTTGGATTTACATTAGGCACATTCCTCTCATATGCACCACATGTCGCAGGAGCATCTGCATCCGTAAATGGTGCAACATTCTTTAACCAAGTATTGGCAGATACTGGCAGAACTGCATTAAATAAAGGTTGGTTCATTAGCGGAAGTAAGAACTTTATCAGTAGATTATATACTCCAGGAACTCCATTCTATAATCTGCCATGGGAAGATGATTTTGTTGTTGGAATGATTCAAGGTATGGTAACCACTGGTAGTGCATTCGTTTACGAAATTGCAACTAAAGGATATTCAACTGTAGTTCCTCTTGGAGTTAGTTCACGCAATCCAAACGATGGTATATATTATCTTGCTGGAACCACATATACAGTTGCTGCTCTAGGCGTTACTGGACAACTAACATTAGGTGCAACATCTAGCAATTCAGCATATCAACCAGTTTATCAACTTGGTCGTAACTTTATAAATGGAGTGCCTAGACCTTCAAATTTCTATGTGGATATTCGTCCACTGATGAATAGTCCAATTACAAGTTCATATAGATCTACTGCGCTTCCAGAAACTCTTACCAATGGATCAAACACAACATACAATGGAGATTTCTCCATATGGCAAAGAGATGCTGGAAATAAATCTGGAGCATATACGACATATGGTGATGTTTACTTTGCCGATGGATGGATTCGTAGACAATCTGGATTTGTATCAACTACTACAAGTTCACAAAATCTACAAAAACAAACATTTGCCAAGACAGATACAAGTGTTGAAGGAACTCCAACAAATTATATTGATATTAAATGTTTAGAAGATCTTGCAAGCACACTAAGCACAACAACATCAAATCCTGTATATTCTATTGGTCATGTTGTTGATGGAATCAACACTTTTAGTAATACTGCAATAACGGTAAGTTTCTATGCCAAGACAGCAGTGTATGATAACAACTTCAAAATAAATGTATATTTTGGACGATATGGAAATGGTGCTCTTGTTGAGAAGAATATGATTGGACAGATAACTCCACAATCAAATTGGACTAAGCATACACTCAATTATAATGTTCCAGCATATACAGATGCAACAAGTTATTCAAATGATTATGTTGAAATTGGTTTGGATTTGAATCCATTGATTCGCACTGCGTATACCAGTGCAATCCCATCTGGCAACAATGTAACTATTAGTGTTGCATCAATGTGTGTGTATCCAGGATCATTTACTGCTCCTCCACATATGTTCATGACAACTACAGAGAAATTAAAAATAGCACAGAAATATTATTACACAACATATTCTGATTCACAGACTGTCGGATCCCAAACAATGTCAAGTCCAAGTGAACCCGAATTGAACACTTATAGTTTTACAATACTTCCAAATGCTCAATTTTCTGTATTTAAGTTACCAACTAAAATGAGAGCAAATCCGACTGTAACTGTATATTCACCATATAGTGGAAATGCCAACGAAATGTTTAATTATACTTTTGGAAATGACTTAAGAAATGCTGCGGGGTCAAGGGGGTACAATGGATCAGTTCGTACAGCACCTCTGGGAACACAAACAACATCAGCATCATCCGACAATCCCGCAACAAATGTTAGATTGAATGTAAATTCTGGTGCAGTGTTTTACGATGTAGTCAATTGCAATGTAGTAGTAGATTCAAGTTATCCAATTTAATGGAGAAATAAATGGCAAGTTGTAGCAACAGTTCAAATATCCAATCGTCATTGACTTCCCTAAGTGTCGTTCAGGGGGGATCGCGACTAGTCACAGATATCACACGAATTTCTGGTCTTACAATTGGAAATGTAATTCGTTATGATGTTTCAACTACTGGGTTTACTGCTTCTAATGCAAATGATGCTCCAAGTTCAGAAGTATTTGGTGTAATTGAATCTCAGAATGTTTCCACAAACACATTTAGTGTTGTCATATATGGTTCAATTAATCTTGGATCATCTTATCTCGCAGATATGGGAAGTGGTGGGGGATCTGGTGGAAATGACATTTACTTTCTAAGTGGAACTACTGCTGGAACTTTACAAAATCTTGCTCCAACAAGTTTAAATCATATTATCAAACCAGTATATCAAGCAGCACCACATGGATCATTTTCTGGTGTTGTGATGAATTACCTTGGATATAAGATAGGTGGAGATATAGAATCTGTTCTTGAAGATACAGAATTGGGAAATATTCTAATAGTTCTTGGCACAAATGAATTTACAGAAGGTTATGTTGATGCTTCAATTTCACACGAACTTGCAATAGCAGATTATGGCGAGTTTTATTCTAAATTTGGAACTCAATACGGATATGTTGAAAAGATAGTTGTTAATGAAGCTATAGGTGGCTCTATACGAGTTGGAATGAAAGCAAGACAACCATCATCTGCATATGTGGGAACTATTGTAAGAAAAGATGATGCAAATGCAACTTTATATCTTTATAAATCACCAACTTCAAGTCTAGCAAGCACTTCTAGAGATTTGATTGTTGATACAAGCAGTAATACAGTTCAGACATTCACTATTTCTTCTACAGAGATATATGCTGTACAATCGCCAGTGATTACTTTATCACAACCGTTGAATATTAGTGGTAAAGATGGAACAAATGTTGTAACCCAAAAGGTAAATACTGCAATAAAGGTAAAACCCCAGGGAATAAAAGTAAATGTTCCAAGGTCAGTGACAGTCACATCTTTAACGGCATCTAATATTGCTCTTGGTATTACATGGGCAGATGTTGGAACTACATTAACAAGTTATGATACAAGATTAAAAGCACTTGAGGCGATAGTTAAACCATAATGTTTTACGGAAGCAGTCCATATCTTCAACGAAAACTTCTAGGAATTCTTGGAGCAACTGGTGCTACTGGAGCAACTGGTGCTACTGGAGCAACTGGTGCTACTGGTTCTCAAGGATCAATTGGAAATACTGGTCCTGGTTTAACAGGAATGACTTATTCAAACGCAGCAATAATCCACACATATACTGATGGATCCAGCATTGCTGTTGATTCTCCAAATGGAATACAAGGGTCTGATGGTGATTATTATATCTTTGCTGATGGTGAGAATATTGTAGCAGGAACTCCAGGAATATTTTCTGGATTATCTCTAGATACATCTCTACCTCAAG